TAAAGTGAGCGTTAGGCTCTCCGGCATGATAGCAGAAAATACATCTTCCGCCATCACGCTCCCTGACAACCTTCCTCACCTTTGGGGATATATCGCAAGCGTTAGCCCTTTTGCTTTTCGACATGGAACGTCACTCTTACGCTGTCTTTGACATTTGATACCTTTGTATATTTTTCAAATACTTCCGGCATATCTTCCTTCAGCTTTTTACTGTCCAGGCTTTGTTTCTCATATGGTGCCACATAAGCAATAGACATTACATCGTTCTCAAACTTATGGATGGAATTTTCTCTCATGGTCTGCTTCACTGCTTCCTTCCAGGCATCCTGTTTTGCTTCCAGGCCCTTTACCTGAGTATCCAACTCATAAAGCTCCAGGGCAAGCTCGTTTCCGACATTAACCAACTCTGCCGGCAACTCTGCATACTCATATACCTCTTCACTAAGGTCTGCTTCTTTGAACCGGGCAATTTCTTCCGGTGTTACCTTTGTAAGCGGCACACGCTTTTGAATCCGGTCATTGATATGGATGGCTTCAATCTCATAATCCTTGCCACCCAACAAATGGTCATACAGTGACAGCTGCCACTTGCAGTATTCTTTGTCCAGAGAATAGGATGTTTTCAGGTCTGAAATTTTGCCATTCTTTTCATCTATGAAGAGTAGGTCAATGGTTCCGGCCATATGGTCATCCCCAACAATTACTTCCGCCATAGTGAAGGGTACGCCTTCCGGATACAGTCCGATGAACCAATTCACATACTGGGCCCACGTTTCATCAATTTCCCCAGTATCAATATATTTTGCAATGGCCACATGGATTGCAGTTCCCTTTTCCGCCGCCTTTGCCAGCACCGCCGGATTTACATCACCATAGTCTGTTGACAGGCCATGCCACTTCAGCAAGGTGGTTACACTGGGCAGTTCGTCAAACCCTCTCCAGTAGGTGTGAGTATCCGCATCAAACCGGATATCCGCAAACTTTGAAAGGTCTACCACGTTTTTCTTTTTACTTGCCATCTCCTGTTGCCTCCTTCTTTGCAGCTGCGGCCTTCTCATCCACCGCCTTCTTTAGATTTGCTCCTAATTCTGTTGCCTGGCCATTGGTTAGCTCTGTAAGCGCCTCAACACCCAGCTCTTTGCAAATATCTCCCACGCTCATATCATTTGCATTGATATAGTCCACCATGCCAAGCGCCCTGGATTCCGATACAATTTCATCTGTTTTCAGCATCTTGCCTTTTGGCTTTTCAGCTTCTGGCGCTTTGCCCTTTGCTGCCGGCTTTGACACATCCGATTCATCTCCCATAAGTGTGTCATACTTTGAACCATCGCTCCAGTAAACATCCGCTCCGATGCCCAGATATTTGCAGCATACGCTCAGTGCATCTGTGCCTGCCTTTTTGAAGGCCTCATCATCCATGACCAGCTTGCCTTTTTCCATCTTCGTAAAGAAGGCAGTGCCGGTTCCTGGGATGGTGCATAATTTACCGGATATGTTTGAGATATACCAGAGCTGGAGGTCTACAACAATTACGCTTTCCGCCAACTCAGAACATCTTTCAATCCTGCTGCCCATGGGCTCAATGCCCCATCCCTCTCCGCATGGTCCATACTCTTCAGTTAGAACCTGGAACCTGTACTGGGGAACAATACTGGTAAAATTGTTTAGCTTGCCACCAGTGATTGCCTTCTTTGCAACATCCGGTGTTTCCTTTGCCCGATTATAAAAATCAGTCCTCAATTCTTTTTGCATTAGTTTACTCCTTTCAATATCCAGACTTGATATGTTTTACGGCCCAAGTCTATGGCCTGCTGGTGTGTTGCCACACATACATCAATTCTTTTTCCCTTGATATCCGGACCGGTGTCTGTGGCAGTATATACCTTCCCATTGATTAGCAACTTGCTCCCCATCGGTATTACTGATGTATCCACTGCACACATTCCCGGCTTCAGTTTTGCCCCGGAAGTTGTGATGGCTGTTGGGCCACAACATTTCTCACAAGGGCAATAGTATGATATCCCGAAGCTCCCCATATTTTCCCCGGTATCATAGAAGAGCTGTTCTATGCTTTCCTGTACCTGGTCGATACTTTTCTGTATCTCCACCTGCTGCGCTGTCTGTTCCTGGATTGTAGAAATGATTTTGCTGTTCTCATCTTCCAGTGTCCGAAAGGCCAGGAAGGCCAGGCTTGCCACTATCAGGATACCGAGCACCCTTCCAACCATAAACCAGACTTCTTCTTTCTCCCACCAACGCCTAAAGTCAATTATCATAAAACTCTCCTATTCCTCCAGAAATAGCTCTTCATATGTTTTGCCAAATAGCTCCAGCAAGAAATTGATTTCAGGGTCCTTGAATGGCCGCTTCTTTGCTTTCTTCAGCTGATAGGTTCCCCGGTCAATATCCAGATGTTTTGCAACATCCATATCAGACATTCCCAGCCGGGCTTGCTCTGCATCAATGTTCCGATATCTGCTGGTTGGGCTTGTTCTTATCATAATCTCACACTCCTTTCTGGGGCTCGCTGCCCCTTATGTGCTAACTATATTACACGCATGGCGCTCTGTCAACAGTTATTTTCGCACTTTGAGCATTATTTTCACAGCAGTGTGATATTGTATCATTTTGATTACTTTCTGACAATTCTGTTTGTTTTTGTGTCTTTTTGATTACTTTTGTGCATTAAAAAAGAGGGCCGAAGCCCTCCCTTTTATTATTTGCCTGTGTACTTAAATCTGTCTTGCATTGCAAGCCCTTCTTCTCTGTATCCCAGGGCCTCCGCCATCGTCTGCGCAATGGCTATTGTGTCCCGATACATACTCTTTGCCGATATTCCGAATATGGAAGCACCGGACACTGCAAATTCCTTCAGTAGATATGGCAGTGTATATTTTGAGTCTTCAGGAGCCTCAACATATTTCGCCAGCTTTGTCAGGCTGGTCCAGGTATTTTGGATTGGTTGCAGCTGTGGCAGGGTTACTGTGAACCCACTCATTATGCTGTTTACATCCCTGAGCACCGGATACATGGTAAGCGGATTGACGTTGTTGACAAAGTTTTCCGGTACATACGCAAGCAATCTCTGCAAGTATTCCATATCCTTTATCTTCTTATCTTTATCCGGGTCACCGGTTGGAGTGTATCTCATTGCATCCACAATGGATTGTGCCAGTGCCAGTGTTGCCATGGTTGCCATGTACGATACTATTACCTTACTCATTAACTTTGTAGCGCCTTTTTTATCACCGGTCTGCCATAATCTTTTTGCCTGTATAGTGTTTATAACCAGGATATTTACCTGAGTGGTTGGCTCAGACATAAAAGATGTAACTATTTTAGCAATGCCATTTGGGGACCGCATAACCTGGGACCGGGTAAACACTGTATCAACAACCTGGGTATGGTCCACGATATCCCGGAACCTTTCATTTACTCTATCCCAGTATTCAGGCGATTCAAAGGCCAAATCACTATGCTCTGCCCTGGTTTCCTGCTCAACTGCATCAAATAGTACGCTCCAGGTCATATCATCCGCATATCCGTATGCACCCATTGACATCTGATTCCAGAGGGAATGGTTCCCCAGGACAATATCCTTGGTACGCTGGGATACATCTGTTTGCGAATAGCCCCAGTGCTTCCACCTTGCAATAGGAATATGGTCCCACATTCTCTGCCTGTTTAGCTTGAAGGCCGCCTTCTTGCCAGCAGCGATTGCCATATACTTCGGATTGTCAAACATATATATGGCCCGGAAGAATGACGTTGGCTGCTGTATCAGGACCCGGAGGTTAGTGGCCAGCGCCGCCTTCTTAAAGTTTGCAAGCATGACATCCATTATCCTGAGATTGTTATCTCTTATAGGTGCCAGATTGACATCCCGAAGGAGTGTATCAACATAATTCAGATATCCTCTATTTAGGCCCTTTGTGATTGCCATCTTTACAGACTCGCCACCATCGTCATTGGATTGTCTGTAATTGTAAACCCTTCTGAAGTCCTTCAGCTGTGGCACCAATGCATTATACATGGACATCTTATTCAAATGGTCTGTTACTACTGTAAAGAAGTCATCAATTACAATTGGGTTTCTGGCGTTCTTTGTGACCGCCTTAGTAAAGCCGCTATTCTCCAGCATCTTATAATTGATATCACTGCTCTCAGTATTCTCATTGATGTATGCCTGGCTGGACCGGATTGGGAAGTAAAACATTTCTGTAAACTTCTCGTATCCATACAGCTTCATTGATGTTTCATTTCCCCAGCGTGAGCCGGTTGTGGACATAAATTCAACGATATCATCAACAATCTTGGTTTGGGATTTGGACAAGTCATCAATAATGCTCATTAGGTCTTCCGGTGTTATTCGGACCCGGTACTCATTGATTCTATCGCCCTTCCATAACTTTTCAAGCCCTTCCCTAAAGAACTCACCCTTATTTAAGCGCTGCCTTCTTTTCAGGGGAGCCGCCACAATACCATCACCCAGGATATGCCCCAGGCCCTGCCATCTCTTAGACAGTGCGTAAAGGGACATTACCTGCGCCGGGATAAGGTCAATGCTGGTTCCATCTGCCAGCTTATAGTTTTTACTTTCTGCATGGCCAGCGGTCCAGTCCATGGCCTCTGACTTATGGATACCAAAGGCCTTCTTAATTGCAGAAACCGGCTTGATAGAATCAGACCACTTCAGCGCCTCAACGCCTGCATTTTCGCTAACCACTTTCTGCATGAACGTCTGCACCATGGTCATATTGTTTACATGGGCATCGTGCCCTCTTCGTAGCGCATGGTAAAGTTTTGTCATGGGGCTCAGATTCATCATCTCAAAGAACTCAATGGGCTTCGTATTTTCTATCTGCCCGGTTGTAAGTGCTCCTGCAAGCCCTCCTGTGGCCGAACCTTTTCTGGTCATGGCATCTTCAATTACATCGTTGCCCATCTGGGATATCTCTTCAGTTATATCCGAATTGAAGGCTTTATTCGCATAAGCCACACTGTGTCTGACGAAACTGGTTATCACTGCCACTTTTCTCAATTCTTCCGGAGTTAGGTCTTCCAATGCCCTCCCATTGAGAATTTTTCTCATTTCGTCTATGATTTCAACCACTTCTTCGTCAATTACGATATCATCATTGCCATCCTTAACAATCTTATCATAGGCATCCTTCAGCTTCTCCAGCTTGATGTAGTTTTTGGAACCTTCCTGCATCCTGGATGTTATGAAGTTGATACCTGATAAGAAGTCAGCAATTGCTTCCCGGTATTCTTGAGGGATATGCTTTTTGTCCGTTGGCTTCAGCAAATAGTCAGACAGGTATTTTACGTTGGACCAAATTCTGGCCATTGAATTGCTTTCGGATTTCTTATTCTTTTCCTTCTGCTTAATGGCATCAATCTTATCCCGGAAATACTGCTCCTTCTTTGCGGTCTTCTCTTTGCCGGATAGCTTTTCGATTGCAAGTCTGGCCCTGGCATCTTCCTTATACGCTGCCAGCTTCTCTTTGTACTGAGCCGCCATGGTCTTGCGCATCTCCAGGGACCGGTCCGCAAAAGTCTTCAAAGGATTCATCTCACCCAGGGTATCAAGAACATCACCGGTAATATACATTACCAGCTCCTGGCCTTCTTCAGAACCATCATCGAATGAATGATGGATTTTGCTCTGTGTATTCTCCAGCCACTGCTTAATGGCAAACATCTGATTGATATGGTTGGATGTCTTCATCTCTTCTGGAACAACTTCCGGGAAGAGCTCATTAAATTCCATCAGCATATTTTCTGCGCTGGTGCCCTTGTCAAAGAAACTGAATTTTGAGAATTTTTTCTTTGCCTCTGTCCAGGTTTTATCCCCGGTAATTGCAGCATAATCATTCCGCTCACTTTGAGGGATATTCAAATGCGTTACGCTCAGATAGGCCAGCACATTAGCCTTTGTTTCTGCTATGTCATCATACACGAAAGTCTGGCCACCGGTTCTGACAATCTGGCCGGCAATATCCATTGCCTCGCCCATAACCACTTCAGCATCTTTTTTCTGAACATCTCCATATAAACCGGAGAGTACTGAAATCAATTCGCTCTTGCTCATGGAAGACTCATAATCCTTCAGCAGCCGATTAGCATACTGATTGACTTCTGCCGGTTTTGGAATTGTGCCGCCGGTCTGCTTCAGCTCCAGCTTCAGGCGCTCGACCTTCTCTTGCAATCTGGTCCTGGCCATTTCATCTGGTGTGCGCATGGAGAACATAGGCTCCTGTACTTCAGTGCCTGGTTTCAAATCGTATATGACACTGCCATGCCCAAAATTATCCGCTTCAGGAATATGCCGAACATCCACGCCTTCCCATCCAAATGCTTTCATAAACATGGTGGAGGGAGAATCAGTCTGGTCCGCTTCTTCGCTGTAAAATTTGATGCCGCCCACTCTGGAATAGATATCATCCAGCAGCTGGTACAACTCTGAATCGGATGCATTATGAAGTCCGGATGGCTGGAACATTTGCGTTCCGAAGCTGTCATACCACCCACGCTCTTCCCGGTACATCTCTGGGAGCTCATGCGCAAAGTCCTTCAGAAGCTCATCCCTATAATCCCTGAAATCTGAAGTGACTGTTCCGGGATACGGCGTATCAGGAAAGTGGTCATTCCAGTATTCCATATGGTCAGCACGAGAGGCATCCAGTGTTGGCCATAAATTAGATAGATGCTCCCGGAGGGATGCCCTTGTTTTAGGCTCGCTTACAGTTTTTCCCCAGTATCTGAAATCAAATTTATAATCGCCATACTTGCTCAAGAAATATTTGATTTCCTGCCATGGATTTCCATCACCATTCAGGGCCTGGCGTAATGCTGTGGTATCTGAATACACCTCATCCCAACTTCGTTTTGCTTCAGGTAATTTTAAGATATTATAATTGATGTTTTGCAGTATTCTAAATAGGTTTTCAAACTCATAGGCATTGGTGGGCCTATACAAATTATAGCCGCTAAAATCTACGATGTTCATCGGTCTTTTTGAGTAAGAATCGGATGCTGCAATCTTATCTGAGCTGGACACAAAGTATGTACCTGTTCCCAAATGCCCGGTGCCACGCCTTCCGGAAATCATATTGAAAAGACTTTCTGCTTTTCCCAGGTCCCCGGCATGGTATCCATAATTATCCTTGATGGAGAATCGGATATCCGGCGCATCTGTTGGTGCTGCATTATCTACATTCTTTATCTGATTGGGTTCAAATGCTGCCCAGTCATAATCGTTATGCAATCCATCAAAACCCCAGGATTTCAAAATTTCCAACTGTGTTGAACCTTCCCGGTCTGCCACAAACTGTGCAAAGTCAATAATGACATAACTACGATTTGCAGCCATATCTTCAACCTTGAAGCTGCTTCTGTATTTATCCCTTATTTCTTGTGGGATTAAATAAACCTGATTCTTGGTGTCGGATATTTCCAGCGGATTCCTGATGTCCAGATATACGGAATAAACATATGATGGAACATCTTCATCATAACTTTCTGCATAGCTTTCTGCTTTGGATTTCCTTGATGAAAAGAAGCTCGCACCCCTTATGATTCCGGCATTTTCACTTGTGTCAAAAACAGTGAAATCGTGATGGCTTCCATGATACATCTTCAGCAGCAGCCCAAACTCATCCCGGACCTTGCTCTGTGCAAAGTATTGCTGCTGCTCGTTGGTAAGCTGCTTGCCTGTGGAATCCAGGGAGTATCTGACATCTGCTTCAGGTGTGACAAAGAGCTCGTTGATGGTGTCTTTGTATCGCATGGATATTGGGTACAGCGAATTAACCACAACTTTGCCCGGCGCAAATCCCTGGCCAGTGAGCCGTAAAGAATCAATCTTTGCCATGCTATATTTCCCGGCTTCAATGTCTTTTCTTATTACAATAGGCACACTTTTAATTCCCCGGTCCCTCAACAGAATCATTCTATGTCGGCCTTCGTGTCCAATAACTTCTCCGGTATTGATATCCACTGATAATCTGATTTCTGAAGCTCTGCCGGTCTGCGCCAGGATGCTTTCATCTAAACCATTAGGTGCCAACTCATTTGTTTCTGCTCGCAGATTTTCCTGCATTGCAGGTGTAGATGTCAGTGATAAATAATCATCCGGGGACATATATGTAAGATATCCTTTTGAATAATCCATATGGTAAGGGCTGGCATATTCTTCATACAGATAAGCAATACGCTCTTTGGTAAACCCGGCCTTGCCATCAATTGAGAACCGGATATCCGGGTCCTCTGTTGGTGCAAAGTTGTCAACGGATTTTATCTGGTTGGAATCAAATACCATATAGATGTCCGTTTTTGGATTCTGGAAAGAATCATGCTCTCCCCAGCCATCATATGTGTTAAAGAATATTACACCATCTTTGCCTTCCTGTTTTGCCAGCTTAATGATATCAGCATACGATTCATCCCGGTATTCAGCTCCATTAAAATCATGGACCATCGGATTAGTCATCTTCAGGTAGGATTCAATTGCCTTTTCAGACTCATCCCTTCTGCCTGTACGATTATAGCCATAATCAATTTCCGCCTCTTCGTACTTCAGATATGCCTCATTGTGTTTTTCCCAATCACTGTTTTTGCCGGACCGCTGTGCAATCTTCTCAAGCCGCTTGTATTCCTTCTCCATTTCCACAATGTCTTGCGGTCTGGAAAATTCAGCATAACCCAGCGCCAGCTCCTTGTGTGTTGTAAAGAAGTATCCCATGCTGGCCGAATATGCCTGTGTTGTCTGGCCCCGGAAGTCCTCACTAAAGATACTGATGTCAGCGGCTGTGCCATGAAATACTGGCAGCAACCGGCCCTTCATATCCCGGACCCTGGTGTTGTAAAAATATGCCTGCTGCTTTTCAGTCAGCTGCCGGCCATTTGCATCCAGGGAATACCGGATGTCATCATCTGTGGTGGGCTCCTGGTTGTAGATGGATTTTATCTGGTTGGGATGAAGGGCAACATATACATCCCCTTCTCCGGTTCCACGCCCATATCCGCCATTGTCTGAAATGTTGCGGATGATAAGGCCATCATGCCCCATATCCACTGCTTCTGCGACAAGCGCCCTGGTGTTTTGTCTGAATACCGGGCCGCCATCGTGCCCAACTTCAAACTGACCAGATACATGGAAATACGGAAACGGATGCTCAATTTCGCTGTCTTGACTTATAGCACCAGCTATATCCATTGCAACAGTTTCGTCCATACCTGGAAATTCATTCATAAATGCGGTCATAATATCATCTTCGCCAAGACTTTCTGCGGAAAATTCGTGCAGTTTTGGTTCAAATTCTCCATTATCAGTTACGTCCAATAATATGTTGATTCCACCTGTCTGCTCACGAACTTCAATTCCATGGATGCTATAAGCCATACCTCCATCAGATATGGAATCCCAGTTTGCACCAGCACCATCAATAATCATTGGGTCTTTCAGGTCCAAATAAACTTCATATAACCCATTTGAATAATCACCGCCCAGAAGGTCCTGGTTCACATAGTCTTCGGCAAATTTTAGCTCATCCTCTGCAAAAGGTTCATTCCCTATCCAGTAGGTACCATCTTCATCCATCTTTACTTCTATTGAAAGCTTCTCAAATTCATCCCGGCCAAAACGCTCACCCGGAGCATATGGTTTCAAGTATTCAAGCAGCTCACCCCAGGTTTTGAACCGGGGAATGTTTATTTTTTGTGTGCTATGGGTATATGTGCTGGCCACTTCATGGTCCCCGAAGAAATATCCGATGTCATCAGTCTTTTCAAATACAGTGAACCCACCATAATTTGTGCCATGGAATAACCGGACCAACCTGCCCAGCGCATCCCTGGCCTGGCTCTTCTCAAAAAACTTATCCTGGCCCTTCGTCAGCTCCCGGCCTTCTGTGTCCAGCGACCAGAGCGGCTGGCCCTGGTTTTTGATGGAGTTGCGCATCTCTTCTGTGATTTTGAATCCGGGGACAGTAACCTCCTGGGGATAAAAATCTCCACTGCCTTGCTCTTTCTTCAGAACTGTATCTCCCAATGTGATATCAGTTATTTCTGCGCCCCATTGTTTGATGTACTTTTTCAGGAACTTCGGAAGATTGTTTGAGGCCCGGCCACCCTGGTCATAGAAGGAGGACATTCCACTTTCGCTTGCCATATCACTCTCTTCAACTTCAATCTGCGCCATATCATTAAAATCTCTGCTGTTTACCTTTTGCATGATTTTATCACCCAGCGTTTTTCCGAAGGTGGAATATATTTCGGTTTCTGAAAGTTTATAATCTTGTATGTTGTTATCTTCTGCATCCCAGGTGGATACTTCCCAGACTGGTTTTTTCTGAACAACAACATAATCCTCTCCTGTGTTTTTGTTGTTTTCATCATGGATATTTGTTTTCATTCCAATATTGCTGTCATACTCTTGCTCAACAACGCCGGTTTCCCTTGATATACCGATATTTGTGACGGTTATGGTTCTCAATTGTCGGTTCTGCGCCGCTGTCAGTCCATACCGGGTCATCTGCATCTGTCCGGTTGTCCACGCAACATAATCTGCTTCGCCAGAAACAGCTTCCTGTATCAATCTTTTAGCCATCACTTCAGCCCAGTTATCAGCAAATGGAGCATTAGGAATTTTACTACCGCCATTTAAGAACCTTGTGAATATTTCATCTTCCTTACCAGCTAATCTTGCTATGGCCTTTTTCAGATGCTCTTCCTGGTTCTGTTGAAGCTCTTTAATATATGTAACATCTTTTCCGGAGAACTTCTCATCTCCCTTAATCACGCCCAATATATTATCTACACTCTGGTCTAAACCCTTGTTTAAGGTGTATGAACCATCTGGGTATAAATTGCCCAGCCAAATATCATAATTTGCATCCAGTATTTCAATCGACAGCTGTGATAATTCTTTTGCAGAAGGACCCTGTCCTTCGTATCCTTTATCCCGGCCCTGCTGATGCCAGTCAGACTGGATTTCATCAATGAACAGCAGCTTGCCGCCAGTGTTCTTTTCAGTGGTTTCTGATACTCTGCCATGCGCCACAACATTATCCTGCTCCCAGTGAGAATTGACTTTGCCTTCATCTCCAATTGTCGGAAGTCTTAAAAGGATTTCCCGGTAATCGTGGGATGCATGGTCTTTGCCAAATAGGGAATAGGTCCCATACTTTGTTGGAGTATATTTGTCAGCTTCTTTCCCATGAAGATTTCCCAGCAGCCCGGCAATCATATCATCGGTATATGTGCTATTCGACATATTAAATATGTTTCCCATAAACGTAGCATAATGGAGCTCTGCGCTTACCTTATCAGCCACGCCTTCAAATGCACTTCTCAAAACATTTAGAAGCATAAGGTCTGGTAATCCTGGTAGGTTTTCAGCTTCCATCCTGTTTTTTGCTTCAGTCACATCCGCCTTGAAAACGCTCTTCACTAACATATTTATGCGTATCTGAGCGCTTTCTAATTCGTCAAGCGCTGGCATCATATACATTCTTCGTGCATTGGGATGAACCATATCGATTCCATCTGAATATCGTTTCAATTGGAAGTAAGTATCATAAAGTCTGCGGTCTGCCATATTATACTGCGCCGCTGCCTCACCCAGCATCCCGGTATATCGTGTTTCGTTTTCAAATTCTCCAGGCTGGTCATACTTGCCCCTGTATGCTTCTCTGATTTTATGCAGAATAGTACCCCAGCCCTTGAATATCTCCTGATAAATTTCTCGTGTTTCCGCAATTGGAGGCTCGTATGAAACCGGCGCTGTTTTCTGAATATCTTCAGATATCATATCTGACATCATAGCGTTTAGACCATCCAACAGCTCCTGCTTATCAATAGACTTATCCCCGGCAAACTTTCTTGACTCCAGCACAAATGCCAGGTCCATCCATTTAATCTCATCATCCTTCACGCCCCGGCCCTTCAGGAACGGAATAAGACCATCAATGGATATCTTGTTTCCGTTGTATCCTTTGACAGTTTCAGCGAGTCTGGAATAAAATCCCGGAGGGCTCTCCAGGGACCACATTGTATTGTGGAACTCTGCCACTGCGGAACGCTCCACATGATTGCTGACGAAGCTGTTATGAATTGCAGCTGTGATTTTGGATGCAGATGTATGCTCTGGAAATTCAAACTGTGTGAGCACATAGCCATCCGGTCCGGTAATATCCACATAGTACGGCCCTTCAAGTTTCATAAAGAAAGAGCGAAGAGCGGAATACTGCTGCTGTGTTGGCTCTAAGCTGGACCCGATATCAATACCAGGGCTTTCCGGCATTAACCGGATATTGCCCATATGCATGAAGTGGACCATTGCCTTTGTGCCGCCATTATCTGCGCTGTCTTCCCTTGGCATGATTGAGGATATGTTTCTATGGTCCTGGCCCCTGCTGCCACGATGAACGCCCTTCTCTCCTGAGAAATTTAGCATCTTGCCATCAGAAAGCATATATCCGGCCTCAGCAACATAAGGAGTATATCCATATTCCTTCCTTGCCCTGTCAGTATAATATGCAGCTTCTGTTTTTCCACTGCCCTCAAAGATTTCACGTTCCATCTGAGCATTGATTTCATCTACCTGTTTATAGATTTCAGCAATCTTGTTTTGCGCTGCCTTCATCTCATCCTTTTGCCTTACCATGTCTTTGAAGAAAGCATTAAATTCAGCGGTAAATTCTGGGCTCAAGTTGGAAACGCTTGCCGCCTCCATCATTTTTTTCGTAAGCGCATCCGCTTCCGGGGATTCCTCAATTGCCTTAATAGACTTTTGCAGCTCATAGTTTTTATCCCGGAGCTTCATGGCCTTGTCATACAGCTTGTCCAACTCTGGCTTATACTTCTTTGCCGCATCCGTATCAATGGACCACATGGGATGCCTGAAAACATCTACTGGTGCCACTGTATTATCATTCCAAAACTTAACCTGCTGGTATGTTGGATTGGTTACGCCTTTTGCCAGCAGCTCTTCCGTTTTATCGGCTTCCTGCTCTCCCAGGGTATTTTTATATAGCTCCTTGGGGTCTGTGTGCGCTATTTCATACAACTTAACATCATGCGCATTGAAGGTGCTCTCAATCTTATTGAATAGCTTGAAGTAATCCTCAGCAGACATTCTCTTCGCCAGGAACTCTGCTGTTGCTGCTGCTTGCTCATTCTTTTTCTTAGTAACTTCCTTTACAATGTGATTATCTACCAGCTTCTGAACCTCTTCGGACCAGTCTTGAACAGCTGCGCCATGCCAGTGGCCTTCAATGTTTTGTATGGCGTGTTGAACTTCATGCAACAAAACAGCTGTTGCTTCGTTCCGGTTCATACCTACTGCCAAATTTATTGTGCCGGTGCCCTGGCTTACGCTGCCGGTGAAATTTCCAATAAGATTATGTTTATCCATTTCCATGGTACGAACAACCTGGATGTTGGCCAGCTCTGGATACATGGTAAACAAGGTGGAACCCTTCAGCAAGTCACCCAGCTTGCCCTTGTGCTGGCTTGCCAGTAAACCAACCGGAGGAATAAACTTTGTGGTACTGTCATCCACGAACATTCTCCATTTTTTGTCCGGCGCTCTGAAGAGTTTTGTCTGCGCATATATTTCATATACATCTGTGCCTTCGCTCTCCATGCGCTCTGCCATGATAAGCGCTTTAGCTTTTGCAGTTTTGCTTATGCCTTCAGCACCAACGAACATATGGCTCAAGTCAGACTCCACCTTTGCATTATTCTCTGCTGCCTTTGCCATTGCAGTCAGCCATGCTTCCTGGGCTTCTTTTAGGATGCCCAGCTCTTTCAGCATGGATTGTTTGTTTGCATCAGTTACAGTATTAAGCAGCGGCGTAAACTTCCGGATAACCGCCATGATGCTTTCCAGGATTTTCTTTGTAAGGCTGGCATGATTATTTGCAACGTCTTCCATGAATTTCTGGTCCAGCATAAATTCCCATGCGGAACTGGATACAATTTCATCCTCTGCCTTTGCACGAGTGATATCAACGCCGTTTATCTTGTACTCATAGATTTTCTCCTGTACGGCGATTTCATATGCCTTGCGCTCTACTAAGCGCTTCATAATGATTTTCTTCAGCTTCAGATATTCTTCCGGAGCTACCTGCTGCAAATGATGGGTAATCTCATGCTTGAATACAACAGATATTGGGTCCTTTGCATTTCCCACAATATTGATGGTTCCATTTTCATATGTGCCGGTGCCGGCCTCAACATCTTTTCCCTTTGCATCCTTGAGCACATTATGTATATTGATATTCACACCAAAGAGATTAACGAGCATTTTAAGCATACCAACCTGGTCTTTTGAGAAGCTATGCTTGCCACCGGTTAGGTCTGTAAACGCTGCCTTGTCCTTGGTTGTTTTTGTTTGTTTTTTTGTTTCTGCCTTGATGGTTTCTGCCTTGGCTTTTGCCTTGCCCTCTTCAGCAATTGCATCATCCAACCCTGCCTGAATAATAGCCTTCAGCGACCCGGTCTGGAGCTCCTGTAAGCTGTTTGGCAGGCTTTTAGCCATCATCCTAAGTAATTGCCCGGCATCTTGCCCGGCCTTGCCATAAACGCCTATTCTATATAGTTTTTCAAACCCATCGGCCATTTCTCTCATAGTGCCTGCATCCACGTTTGGTTGACTGGCAATGCTCTGGAACGCTTCCTGGCCGGCCTTGCCAAAATTTTCGGATGACTGACTTACAACAGCAGCTTTCACTGCATCCTGAGATGCCTGCGCATCCTTCTGCACATACTCAACAGCATTGGCAGTATTCATATGGCGAAGAACAGCCTTTGCCTCTTCCTGAGATGAAGGCAATTCAATACCGGTATGCTCCTGGTAAAGAGCTCTGGCAACACTGCCCCTGGCTGCAACCTGATTGATATCTTCCGGCTGCGCCTGTCCAACAGATATATTGGTAATAGCAATGACATCATGCTGCATCAACTCTGCGTTTGGATTGACTCCATCACGCTGGCCATAAACGCCCATTGTTTCTGCCTTGGCAGTAATCTCATTTAGATTCGTATTATAATCAGAGATTGTGGTGGGCCGCTCCCCAGTAGGTTTCAGACCGCCTTGTTTTACCTGCTTCTGTATCTCAGAACCAACCTTTTGCAGATGCTCTACATGGGCCTGAGAATCCTGAACCTCCGCCTGCTGGTTGGCTCTCTCCAGGTGGGCAAGGTCAATCAAAGGTGTATTGATGCCCTGTGCTTCCTTCTGCTGGATTTCCTGTGCCATCTGATAAGCAGGAGTGCTTTCGTCTTTAGTTAATGCCTTTGCAATAACTTTATTCTTTGCTTTCTTTTCTCCAATATCCTTTACAAGGTTTCGGTTCTGATGCATATCAGCAGCAACGCCCACGCCGCCCAGAACGCCGCCCAATGCAGCGCCAATCTGGAAATCATAAAAGCCCTGTTCAATAGCTGCTCCCCAGTCAATTTCTTCATCCGGCGCATATGCGGCTTTCTTAATAATCGGGTCAAAGATATCAGCAATAAATTCTTCAGCGCCTTCTGTGGTTACGGCTGTACCGGTCTTCACCAGGAATTGTGCAAAGTTGGTTACGGCCTTATCTCCCATCAATTTCTGGAGTCCCTTTGCTGCCAGTGATTCAACGTCAACCATCCCAGCGCCACTCATGCCCCGGAACAGTTTGCCAACAGCAAATATCTTTTCAGTTAAAACTTCCTTAGCTGCCTCAGCAACAGCATATGCAGTGGCCTCTTTATCATTTGCGCCATCACCAACCGCATAGTCATAACTTTGTCCAAATACAGATGCACCCATGGCTGTGAGGAATTTTTCTCCGCCTGAGTGCCTTACAATGTTTTCACCAATCTTTTCAAGTGCATGGCCACCAGTCTTGGCAGCAGTGGCACCGGCAATTCCCAGCTTCTCAGCTGCTCCGATTGCAGCTTTTCCGGCAACTTTTTCTCCAATCATTGTACCGGCTTTTATTAAACCTTTACCGGCAAGAGCTGTTACTCCACCACCAGGTATCAAGAGAGAAGATGCAGCATTTTCTCCCATCATGCCGCCAGCAAATAGAGTATCATAGACTTTCTTTTCAAAGTCTGTCATATCCTCTTTGTCTTTAGCGCCCTGGTTCATAATTTCGGCGTTCCACTTCGTTGATGCTTTCTGGTTCTTCTGGAATATTGCCTCATCTTTTTTCTTATAGTCTGCGGCCTTATCCTTTTGTTTTGGGTCAAAGGAAGCGCCGGCTTCCCGGATGCCAACATAATGGCTGGGATGTCGGCTCAATACATTGGCCGTTTCAAACTGCCCCTGGAGGCCGGCTTCAGCGCCTTTCTTTAGAGCGTTCAGAAAATGCGAGTCATTGTTCTTGCCATTAGTTTCGATGGACAAGGTACGATTTCCAGCCACAACATCTGTATGTCTTACCGGTTGCACTGATTTCTTTTCATTATGTACCGGTTGGGAACTTCGATGAATAGAATCAATGGTTTCCCCGGAAGGCGTATAATCTGCGGTCATGCTTTGACGAACCATATCCATCAAATCAGTGTTAGTGGCCCTGGATTCATCTTCTTCCTTTTTCTTTTTTCTTGGTTGACTTAGGACTCCCAGTAAATGCTCATCATATGAATTTCTTGCCATTACTTATACCTCTCTTCAGCTAATGTTTTGAAGTAACCGCCCAACTTAGTCATAATTTTGTACTGCTGGTCCGATGTTATTTTGCCATCTTGATACATCTGGTTAATCATCTGAACAGCCCCATCAATAATACCGCTGGTTCTGCCTTGCCCAGCTTGTCCTGTTGTATTGATGTATTCTTGAACCTGGCTAACATATGCGTTTATCGCATCTGTCGATGCCGGGTCTGGTTCTTTTGCTTTAGCTGCTGCCCTGCCGGCTGCTGCCGCTGCCCTGGCATTTGCCGCTTGCTTTAATGCATTGTCAATTGCATCCTGAGATTTCTGATAGGCAAAGTCCCGGCTGTCAGTATATGAGTTAAACCCGAAATCTCTGTCGCTGTTATATTGCCCCAGCTGCTGTCCATACTTGTCCAGGCCATAACTTCTGTCATTGTTGAATTGCCCCAGTTTGGTTTCATATTTGCCCCAGGTGAAGTCACGATTGTCCGTATATTTGTTAAAATTGCTATCTTCAACACCCTGCAAAGAACCCAGCGCCTGGTTGTCCATGCTAAATTCGCCCTGATACCTGTTGTATGCAGCGTTCATCAATTCCGGTATAACGCCCATGAGCTGCTGGTTGTATTGAGATTTCGCCTGCCCAGCTGCGGAAACTGCATATGAGCTGGCAACGCCGCCGGTATTTGCAGCAACCTGTCCCAGAGTATCTGTCATTGCTCTGTTTCCCAGATTCAGATACTGCTCTGCATATGCCTGAAAAGCAGGGTCCTTGTTTTGGTTGTATGAAAATGGGTCCCGGTTCGCAACCTTATCTGCCAGGCCCTTTATCTCATCTGAGTATATGCTCTTGTAAGGGTCAATCACTGGTGCAATCGGTGCAGCTCCAGGGTTTTCCAATACAGGCTTCTTTCCCTTATATGTGTACGCCATTTTTTCTCCTTTCGGGGCCTTCATAAGTCCGGAAGTCAGGTGCATCTTCTGGCAATAGCATTGCCCTCGCAACGTAGTCTACAACAACAACATCATTGCCTTTATTATGTGCATATGTAGCTGATAAACGATTGATTCTGTTCCGCATATCTGAAGGAAGATAGTTGTCGATAATTGCCTTTTCACACCTGGTAATTATGGTTTCGCCAAAATTTGCCAGAACCATATCCCGGTTAGGGCAGCTCCTTAATCTCATATTAGTCCACCACTCTTTCACGAAATTAAACCTTGAAAGGATAATTCCGGAGGCAATAAGAAATGCAGCGAATGAAAGCACACCATCCTTAAAACTATCCCACATTTGCTGTGTCCAGTGCAACATCTCACTTCACCTTTGCCTTGTTTGCATTTACTGAGCTGTCAATTTTTTCGATTATCCATCCTTGCGCATCGGTAAAGGCTTCCTGCAATAACTCCAATGACTCTGTTGTTATTAAACGCATTACTGCGGATGTAGTGGTTCTAAGTGCCTGGGCCTGGGCTTCAGGTGTCCATGCATCTGTGCCCTTTAATTTGTCAACATAATTTTGATTTGTTGCAACAACACAATCATCAATCAGCTCACCAATGCGCCATATAATCTCACGCAATTTTGCCGATTTTGCCATTGCCGCAAATTCCTCTGTCTTGGTATGAATCAATACCCGGATAGCCGGTATAAGAATTTTTGAAGCGATACCCAGTATTGCCACGATTGCAATTGGAATTAAATAATCCATGATTTCCTTAAACATTATTCTTCTCCTTTTTTACTGGCAATTTTTATCCCTGCCATAGCCAACAACTCACCACCAAAGAATCCATATACACATCCGGTAAGTGTCGCATCCAGGGCATCCCTTGCCACAAACTGATATACAATAGCTGTTATGGTGTATATCACTACGATTGATATACTGAAGACTACAATCTTCTTACTGAATTTTCCCTTCATGCCATTATACCAACAACCACTTGGCAACATAAAGCTCCTGAGTGTAACTTATTTTTGCCCACTCTCTGCCTTCGCCATCTTCTACTGTTTTATAAACAGTAACGTGCTCGCCTTTCGCTAATTGATACTTGATTTTCCCATCAATTTCATCCGGCTTAATCCGAACATTCAGCTCCTTGGTATTTACTGTCATGCGCTTGAAAGTCAGGTCCTTATAGGTCAACATAAATGTTGCCGGGCTCTCAACCACATGGGTTTTGTTATAGCACTCAAGATGCAAATGGATGCCCTTGGATGCACCAGACTCACCGCTATTGGCAATGAACGTACCCGGCATAACCTTTTGGCCAACCTTAACCTTGATGGTATCGGCTTCCAGATGCTGCATAAGTATGTATCCATTCAGGGTTTTTATTTCAACCAGCCAGCCCCTGGCCCTATTGTAGGTAGCTCGCTTCACTTCTCCCCAGACAAATGAATACATAGGGGTATGGTGCTGGGCAGTACTGAAATCCCATCCGTAATGGAAGGTCCTCAAGTGAGTAATGGGATGTATCCGCCAGGTATATCCAGACGAAAATGCGAATGGCGCTGTCTTGAACACCCTCTTCATCGCTGTATTTTTACTAATCATATTTCCCTCCTAAATTATTCGTGCTCTTCTTTTTATTTTTTTTGGAACACTAAGTGCAGTTATAACTATATATCCATGGCCAGCATTTACGCCCGGAGTCATTACTATTTCCTCAAATGCTTCGGTATCAACATAAGATGAACCGCCCTCACCGGGGTCATTGTACCATCCATTGCTATAACCACCACGATATCCACCACCACCACCACTTCTTGACCATGGACCGGTATACCCTTGGAATAGTTGATGGTCTGTGTCAAGTGTTTGCCCACCATCAATTCCTACTACAGGGCCGTTTTTTGAACCGCCAGCACCACCTGCAACAATAATTCTGTCTGCAATGGCTGTGCCATTGATTCGGATATCTGTGCCACCGCCGCCGCCCCAAGCATCATCACAACCGCCACCGCCATTAAATCCAGCAGTATTATAAGCTGTTGGATGCCCACCAATAAATAAGTGAAGGGCAACATCTTCGGAAAAGTCAATTTCTCCGGCAGCATATCCACCAAGTCCATAATCATTTCCGCCTTGTGCGCCATAACATTCAATCAGGTATCTACCACCAGAAAGGTTCACATCTTCCATTGCACCTGTGTAGTTATATGTTGTCATGCTTCTCCCCCTTTACAGCCATGGACTGTCTACGATTTTGAAAAGGATGGACAGACTCAATCCACTACCAGCTACGGAACTGCCAACTTGGTCAACGCTAAATGATATCTTGTCACCGGCACCGATTGAAACGATGGCTGGTAATTCACCAACAGCTTCTGTATCACCATCTAAAATGGTGAACCTGTCGGCTTGCGTGGTATACAAAGTTGTTCCACTATTGATGTCAACGATGATATCATCGCCATCCGGGGCAACCTTTACGCCACCTTTGATTCCGATGATTTCCATGTCTTCCATTGCATAGACGAACCAAACATCCTCTTCAATGGCAAGCTCTTCATCCACCTCAAACACGATGGTTCTATTGCCAACGCCATCCACACCTGGCTCTCCCTGTGCTCCGGCGCTACCTGCACCCCCAGAAGGGCCCTGCTCGCCTTGTTCTCCTTGTGGACCCTGGATACCAGGCCTGCCATCAATTCCACGAAGGCCCGGAAGTCCCCTGGGTCCAGTTGGACCGGTGTCACCTTTCGGACCCGGAATCATCTTTCCTCTGTTTAATAATAAATCCAAATTCATGCCATTACTCCTTTCGCAAAATAGTGTTTACAAGAATTAGCTTTTTGTTTGTCAATATGGTATCGCCATCATTGAACCGAACCTTGCTCTGCACCACTGTATGAGTGCCAAACTGCAATGTGTCCTTCTCTTCAAATGTCACATAGAAATTATCATTCGCAAACGTGGCATCCTCCGGATACTTCTTTGTGATGTTCCCAAACATAAACTCAACCTCTTTGATTGTGTCAATGGGAACCGGGCTTCCCAGCTCTGTGATTGTAACTTCTACGTTGGTGTACTTTTCGCCTTGTTTCATTTCACCCTCCCTATTTACTTGAATGCTTGAACTGTTAAATATATAGACGTTGCCGAAGTGTGCAACACGCCTCTTGCGGCGGTTGTATTTCTGACCTGTATTGATATTGCATCACCTGCTGTGACAGGCACTAAAATGCCATTTAACACGAGTGGTTGCCACGTTGTGGTTGTTGCCTTTGCGCCTAAATATCCAACTTGAGCTGCGTTTTTTAGTATTGCAAATTCTAAAGTATCCAATGCGGTTAAACCTGAAGCAATCAATATCTGTGCATTTACAAGTATGTGCCCTATTCCTGCCTGAACTACAATGGTATTTCCGGTACGTACAAGCCCACTGCCGGCAGAATCAACAGTGGCCGCAAGTGGAACTGTTGCCAATGTTTGGCTAAGTGTCATAGTTGCGCTTCTGCCTATTGTCATTATGGAATCAGGAATCATTGCATCTATTTTTGTTTTGTCAGTGGCTGACAACCATCCAGATACAGACGTTGTGGCATCCGCAATTCCACTTTTAATTGCAGCTAATAGATTGGCCCATGTTATTTTCTGTATGGCAGTTTGTCCGGAAATTGAAACTGGAATAACGTCTGTTATGGCCATGATTGTCTGCGCCGATGCAGCATCAATGGCTGTATCAATTGACGTTGCCGTTACACTTGCATCTGAGCCGGGATTTCCTTGAATACCCTGTATGCCCTGACTCCCGGTGTCACCCTTGACTCCTTGAGTGCCCTGGCTGCCAGTATCGCCCTTTACGCCCTGAATCCCTTGGCTTCCGGTTAATCCAGTATCACCCTTAATCCCTTGGCTTCCGGTTAATCCAGTATCACCCTTAATTCCTTGAACGCCTTGAATACCCTGTGAGCCTGCGGCTCCAGCGCTCCCGGTATCGCCCTTATCGCCCTTTGCGCCATTCGTTCCATTTGTGCCGGCTGGCCCCTGAATACCCTGACTCCCGGCTGCACCGGCAGCTCCGGTATCGCCCTTATCGCCCTTGTCACCTTTTGCACCATCCTGGCCGGCAGCGCCCGGACTTCCATCAGCGCCATCGGCTCCGGCTGGCCCTTGGATGCCTTGGATTCCTTGAGCTCCAGCTGCGCCAGCGCTTCCGGTATCACCTTTAGGCCCTTGGTCCCCTGTGTCCCCTTTGGCCCCTGGGGCGCCATCTTGACCGGCTGGACCCTGGATTCCCTGGATGCCTTGGCTTCCATCTTGTCCATCTGCACCAGCTGGCCCGGTTGGCCCGGCTGGGCCCTGACTTCCGGTATCGCCTTTGTCACCTTTTGCTCCATCAGCACCCGGACTTCCGGCTGGCCCTGTTTCCCCCTGGATACCCTGGCTTCCATCTTCGCCCGGCAAACCATTTTCACCCGGAGGCCCCTGGATTCCAGGTTCCCCTTGAGGCCCTGGCTCTCCAGGACTTCCATCTTGCCCTGCTGGTCCCGGAGGGCCTTGTGGTCCCTGTGGGCCCTCAATAGATACGCCCGGTGTACCGGCTGGAAATCTATTTAGCTGTTCTGCCAACTGTTTGATTTGCTCAGTAGGCGGCAGATTTGTGTTTATATTTACTATATTCATCTTACGCTCCCCACTGTATATTCCCTTACGAAGGTTTCTATTACCCCCATGCCTTCACCCACGATTTTGATTCTCAGCTTGTCGCATCGTCTTGGTATGATGGGAATCTGTATAACGGAATCGCTCTTGAATGATTTGTAATATGTCGGCTGCCATTCTCCACCATCGTACATCATGTATACGGCCAAAGAAGAGCCGGCCTCCATCGTGCATCTCATTAAGAACTTAGAATATATCTTTTTGTTTTCTATGCGCTCATAGAAATCACCGAATACTGCCAACCAGTTAAATGGTATGTCCCCTGCCTCATGCATGGTCATTATCCCATCTGAAGAGGCGAACAGCATCTCATTGCCATGGAAGCAAAACTGTTTTACCCGGGTATTATCTTCCCGGTGCCACAACTTCTTTTGAATATCAAATGCAAATAGGTGCCATACATCTTTTTCATCCTGCATGGACACATAGTATTTGATGCCATCAGTGCCGCCCACTGCATTTCTGTAAATGTGATTCCCAAAGTTGGTTGAAATCAAAACCGGCTTGTACCCATCATATGCCATGATACCCAGGTGTGATTTATAAAATGCCACATCATTTACTACTGCAACGGAATCCCAGGAACCTTCCTGAACAGAATACGCTTCCATTGTGTCCAGCTGGAAGTTGGAGGGCAGTGTGCCCCATACTCTGTGGATGCATCCATCCTTGAAGAGGCATATATGTGTTGATGTCTTCCCTATGCCGGTAAACTCTCCATCTGAGGCCACTGAAACTGCATAACTATCATCTGCCAGGGCCTGATACTGAAACCACGTTTCCGGGTCCCCCAGGCGGCAAGCGTAAATGGTCTGGTCAGCAGCGCAGCATCCCCAGAGTCTGTTGTTTTTTTCAATAACAAAATCCAGGTCCGGGCAGCGCCTGTCAATTTTAACATAGGCATGATACATAGACTTGGTGCTGTCAGTAGATAGAAGCTGCCTCACGTTCCCAGTAGGAAGTGCCGGAAGGTCTAAAATGAACTGAGTGAAAGTTGAAGGCGCAAACCTAAGCTCCGCATACGCCTTTGTTGAATCCTCCCAGTATAATACTTTGTCACATTTGGCCTCAAAGTTTATGGTAGATGAAAACTCAACCCTGAAGGTGTTAAGGTCTTTTAGGTTTTGAATTGCAGCTTTGAAATCTGCATGAGCCAGCGTATTCTCAATCCGAATGAAGTCATATACATTTGTGGCATCGGCAGTATTTAGGAATTTCCCATAAGTAATGGTCGGGGCATTGGTTGATGGTGTCTGGTATGCAACAACGATTGCACCAGTAGCCTGGGTCTTGATGTCATACCACACCTTGTCCGGGAATATAACAATCTTGTTGTTGATGCTAACCATATGCTTTGGAGTGGAATTATTCAGGGCAAGTATCTCATTGCCACGTTCCATGTTGTCATAATAGAAATGATACACGCCATCAATATTTCTGATTGCAGCAAGTACGCCCATCCTTGATATCAATGACTCCACGATGTGAGGCTGTATCTTCTTCCGCATGGGCCTGGGAGAAAGCCTTGGATACTTGTCAGAAGACAGATTTTCCATCTCCCTCATTTCACCATCAGAATTAACTTCCATGGCATTGTATCCCAGGAACTCTATAATGCTTTTAGCTGCCGGATTAGCCGGCAAGTTGATTCTTGGTAATAACATCTTCCACCTCAATAATAATTCTTCAGTGATACGGAACCGGTTTCCCGGTTGTTTCTTTTCACATCTGCCCGGAAGCCAGCATATTCGCTATTTGCAAATTCCATGTTTGCGCTGTACCCGGCTGCTTCTTGGTTAGCAAAATCAATCTGTGCACATATGTAATGGAAATATGCAGAATCATATGGAGCGTATATCACGAGCTCTGCTTCCCCATCTTTGGCCCAGTCATATTTAACAATATCATCAAACATGAATCCAAATGCTTCTTTTTGTGCCATTGCTTCAAGTTGGTTAAGCCATACCATCAACTGCTTCTCATCATAAGCAGAAGGCTTTAGGTCCATTACGCTATTTATAACTTCTGTTACTTTCATAGTATCCTCCTTATATCACAATAGCATTTAGGTCTGTTTCAAGTTGATTATAATCCGATGCCAGAAGCGGTTCACCATCTTCTTTGTCTGGCATGGCAGAACCTAATGCATTTTTAATAATATTGAAATGCTCTGACGTTACTACATCACCCTTGATTAGTATCATTGCAAACGCATCTTCCTGCTCTTCAGCAAATACTGTCTGGTCCGCAACCAGTTTTGCATACGCCCATGATAGGAACCTGTTCCATTCGCCTGCTGTGATTATTGCAGAACCGGGGATATAGTTTATGTCAAAAGCAAATACTGATTCCTGTATATTGAAACTGTACGCTTCAGACACTGCTGAACCAGGTACGGAAAGATGTGTAGCAACAATCTTGAATACATTGGTACCAGTAACTAACGCTTCAAACTCCGTATATTGTCCCGGAAGTCCTGTCATCAAACTGCCAACAGCAACATCTGGAGTGCCCTGGATATATGTTTGAAATCTTGTGTTTGGGGATGGGTAATCTGCAAACCAATACATTCTTATCAAGTTAGTATATGGAGGCTGTACCATGCCTATGATGTGAGGAACCGGCAAATTGTTAAATGTTTCCGCCATAAGAATATCATTAAATCCCAGGGAGCATATGCTGACACCCTGTGCCATCACCTTGCATAAGAAGTCATATGATTTTCCCACTGTCAGTCCAGTAAATGTATACGCCGATACCGGCACATCTGCTATGTGTATTGTGGTTATGCCCTTTGATATCGTTGGAACAGACCATGCCGCAGGCTTTGTCGCATTGTGCAATCTGAAATACCAGTGAAGCTCCCTGTCATACCCTGGCTTTGGATATAGACTGCCAACATTCAAGCGAATTGATGTTTCCGTTTTAGCGCTTAAAAATGCAGCTCCGGCGGCGCTTCTTTGTTTTATGGTAGTTACCTTGTCAAACAATTCTAAATTGGAGGATGTCCGCACAATAATCACTCTGTAATCATATGAAACGCCAGGAAGCAATTTGATGAATGATTTCATAAATGAAGAGGTTGTGGCGTTGGCGCTGATATTCGTGGTGCCACCAGAGATATATGATGCAGACAAAGACTTGCGGTAATACCATTTAATGGTCCGCTGATATGTGGCCTTTGTTATGCCAGACAAGGTAACATTACATGAAACCTCAGTTTGTGGCTTTGCAATTATTGATGCTGCCATATCTTTTCTCCTTAACTAAATGTTGCGGTTGCGGTTGATACCCAGTCGGTTCCATCGTAGAACTTAATCACATTATTGTGAGCAGTATCAATCCATAGTTTTGTCAGGTCTGCCGGGGCAGTTATGTCTGCTACATAGGCAGCAGCGGCCTTTGGTACGATTGTGCCATACTGAACCTCAGATGCAATTTCCACTTTTAAGGCTGCCAGCTCAATGTCCGTTGCGTATGCAGGAAGCTCCTGCGCATCAAATACATTTGTGGCAACAAGCTCTGCAATAGCTCCATACCATTGCCGGCATAATGTTTCAGCCGTTGTTGCATCTTCCAGCAGTACAGTTACCTGCTCAATGATACCATTGGTGATGCTTTCTCTTTCAAGTTCAGCTGCCTGCCTGGCTTCTTCATTGTCGCTTCTGAGTAATTCATTGTTTTGAAACTCAGTCAATTTGGCAATCAGCTGTATCAGGATGTTGTACCGCTCCAGGGTTTCTCCATCAAACGCATTTTCCATGGGGTCAAGTGACTCCAGGATGTCATAATTCAGCCTTGCTGTTGATATCCGGGTAACTGTGCCATCTGCCCACGAAGGCTGCTCGCCGGCTACATCATAGCGCCACAGCTGTATGAACAGTTTATGCATACCAACGATGGTTGCCCCCAGGCCTTGTATCCGGAGAAGCAGCAATCCTTGAACTGCATCCACAATCTCAAGTGACGTACTGGATGGCGCTGCTTCTCCCAGAACAATAAAACTGTCACCTTCCGGAGGCTGGATAGTGGCAGTCACAAAGTCAAAAGATGATAAGTCAAATGCTTCATTACCATCTACTATTTTCATATTTACTATATTGTTTGTATCCCCTTGAACCAAAGGTGCAATCCTTTTGACTTCGCTTCCGGAGATTGATAGGGATACATCATGTTCTTTATACATGGCTTGCTCCTTAATAAAAATAGGGAGATGGCTTGCCACCATCCCCCTTTTTGAGTATCGGTTAATCGTTTGTGCGGTTAGCATCAATGTACTCCATTGCTGCATTATCCTGAGCCGTTGAATCCTCATGTGCCTGGCGGATGTATCTTGGAATCATTACCTCTTGTCCCTTCGGAATTGAGAAGGACCGGCCATTCACTGATACAAACACTGAAGCATCTTTGTCATTCTTGGTTCTTGGAATCTTATAAGGCACCAGCTCTTTGTCATAGTCTGCCTTTGTTACATCCGGGTCAACATATTTCTCGCCGTTTGCAAGGACATCCATAACATCCCACTTCTTTGCCTTCTTTGCAGCTGCCTTGGGGGCTTCCATTTCTGGAGCCTCCATGTTATCAGCTGTTACCGCATCCGGCTTTTCTGCCGGCTTAATTGATTTACCCATTATTTAGTTTCCTTCCTGTGGCTTACCCACGAGCTTCCAGCAGCTTACCTGCGAGCATCAAGCTATTCAGTTATCACACGTTACCTGTGACAGTGACTTTCTTAATTTTGGATTTCGTGATTTTGCTGGTTACACCGATGGTGTTCTTGACTGCGCAGAAGTAATAGAAATCTCCATTAGCATCTACATCTGCAATCAGGTCATCAGCAGTTTCTCCAGAAATCAGGGAAGCTCCATTATACGCATTTGAGCTGTTTACATACCATTGATATGTAAGCGTTCCGCCATCAGATACAGTGGCAGCAATGGTCAACTTGTTTGTGGTTCCCGGAGTTACGGCTCCACCTACTGCATAAGCCAGAGTAACCTGGTCATTCAGGTTGGTACCGATGGTTGGGAACTCTACATAACTGTTGCCTTTGGTGCTGTTGCACTCAATACGGACCATGTAAGGCTCAATCAGTCTTTCAGCTACTTTCATAGATTTCCAACCAGCAGTGGCTCTTTGTTTCAGTGGGTCTGCCGAACCACCAGAACCTAACTGGTTGACGATAAATTCAAGGCCGCCGCCTTCGATTTCGGTTACGCCATATGCGTTCTTTGCCAGGACCAATACGGAATAGACATCGTCTTCCAATACTGCTCCACCTGCGGCAACCAGGTCAACGCCTGCTGCCCAGATTTTAGCTTCTGAGGTTTCAACAAATCTGGTGCTGGCAATCTTACCAATTTCTCCATTGAAGAGCTGGGTAGAACCGGCATACAGGGAAGTGTCAATCCATTCAGGGTTACGCATTACGTCATATGTAATATCCGGATGGATGATACCGACAAATGCGCCGCCGAAGTCTTTGGCATTGTTTCTTTTGAGGATACGCTGTGCATTGAAGAAATCGTCAACTGAGATATAATCTCCGCCGTTGAGTCCAGCTCTGCTCAGTTTGTTACCTGCGAAGATAACCTGGCTTCCGCCGTTGATTACTTCTCTTGTAACTGTATCCAGGGTCAGACCAGCTTGCTGTCCCAGCAATTCGTTTGCTTCAACAAGGTTATTGTCGATAGCAGTCAAGAGCAGGACATCGGATAGAGTGATGTAATCACCATACTGGTCAATGGTTGCAGACAGGTTGGTTACTTTCAGTGAACGCCCATCAGGGGTTACACCTTCCACCAACTTGGTCAACGCTTTGGGCAGTGGGTCATACTTACGGAACTCGATTGTTTTGCCGCCATGCTGCGGAATAGGATGTTTCTGGCCAAACTGGTCATGGATTAAATTGGCCTGTGCGTTTTCCAGCAGATACTTTGAATAGAAGATTTTCATCTCATCTGAAAGGTCTGCGGAAAGAGTTGTTTGTGTGTTCGGGTTTACATCAAATAGATGCAAATTCATTCTGTGTTTGAACATCTTCCTTCTCCTTTATTGTCGCTGTCTGAAGAAAGGTGCCATATCATTGCCGGGTTAGGTTATCGGTTCTTGAAATCAATTACCTCACCATGCCGGGCTCTATCAATAGCTTTTTTCATTTCAGCAGCAGTCATCTTTGATACATCGACTGAAGTGACTACTCCTGGTTTTTGGGACATACCATTCTCCAGAGGTCTGTTTCCCCTGGCAGCCTGGTTCTTTGTCAGATTGTCCCTTACAGCACTGCCAGCGGCTTGTGCTGAGTATTGAAGAAGCTCATCCATATGGATTGCTTTGAAGGCTTTCTCTACCGGCCACGCATCCTCAACTATCATCTTCTTAAACTCTGGATTGTTAAGCTCTTCGCTTATATCGAATCCAGGGTACTTTTGTTTAAGCTCTTCTGACTGTTGGAGAATCTGGTCATGTAACATTCGTGCATTTTGCTCAATCTGTTGCTGTCTTTGTGCTTCCGCATATTTCTTATTCTGCAATTTGAGCATCTGCATTTCACGATACTGTTCCACTGTTACGCCGGCTCTGTCAGCCGCATCTTCCCAGAAGCTGTCATCTTGTTCGAGAACCGATTTGAGCTGGTCAGGGCTATCAACATTGTACTTGGCCATTACAAGTTCCATGGCATCTGCGCTTGCAGCGACTCTGCCTTCCATCTCCTGCATCTTACGCTGTGTACTCTTGGTACGCTGGTCCAGGTGCTCTCTGATGGTTTCTTCATACTGTTCCTTGTAATCGCCCTTGATGAGCTCTCTGAAGCTGTTTCGGGCCTCTTCTTTAGGGTCGGCGTTCCCTGCATCCCCTTCGGGATTATCAGCCGCAGAATCGTTGTTTCCGGTTGCGAACCCGGTTCCACCAGTATCTCCATCGTTTCCGGCATCTGCTGCTCCTGCTGCCCCGGCTCCTGCCGCTCCAGCTCCAGCTGCACCACCATCAAACAAGTGAAGGTTCATCTTATGTTTGAACATATTATTTCTCCTTTTTCTGTGGCTTTCCCACGAGCAATTTTAATATATCAGAAAGCTCTGCATATTTCGGCCCCCGGATGCTGTTTTTTTTAATTAACAATTATATTGTCCGGGTATTCCTCTGCGAGCATTTCTAATCCTGTTACTGCAAACTTGAAACAGGTCTTCAGGAAGATGTCATCCGGGCTACATTTGCACCGGACCATTGCCTCACCTTCCTGGATGTCCTCTTCAATTGCAGTGTCTGTCCCCAGCATTTCTGCCAGGGTCAAAAGTAGTGCGGATACAGCGCTGCATACAATGTCCTTACCGGTATCATCATAGGCAGCATGGCCGCTCAGTATAAGCTCATGCACTTCATTGCCATTGGCGGTCAATTCATTTATGTATCTTATCTGCATCATATCACTTACCTGCTGGCAGCCCTTTGCTGGCTGTCTTCACACCTTGCTTCTGCCCCAGCGTTGCTGGTGTCTGCCCTGCGGCATGGCCAATCTGTTTCGGAGCTGGTGCCTGTCCACTACCTTGTGGCTGTGCTTGTGCTGGTGCCTGTCCGCTTCCCTGCCCTGGCATCTGCTGTGGCATTGCCGTTTCTGGGAGCAGTCCTTGCTGTACCATTGAAGGAAGGAGCTGAGAACCTGTGGCTGCATCTGCTTCACCTGCCAATGCTGCCAGATTATTCTGAAGAGCCTGAATCATTTCCATCGTCTTCTGGCCTTCACGAATCTTTGTAATCACTGCCTGCTTACCTTCAAAGTCCATCATCTCAACCATGGCCAGTGCCTGGTCTGCCATCATGGGATTGAATACTCCCAGGCCAAACAGTTCCTTTGCCAGCTCATTGTTACTGATACGATTGAAAGGGCTCTGCCTTTGAGCGGATATCTTGATATCAAAGATAGGTTTACGGAATAGGTCCTCATTGGTTACTGGGTCCTTGCCAATTGGCTGCTCCTGCAACTTCTGATTATCGTATTTAACAAACTTTTCCTCATCACCCTTCTGGAGGCGGAACCATCTTGGTTGGTCATAAAACTCTCTTATAAGCTCCAATGCCATATAATCGAGGCGGCAGTGTGCTCTGTAACTGCCCTTTACCATATCTCTTGACAGTTTACTACCTGCCTCTTGCAATGCTGCAATAGCAGATGCTGCTGTTACGCCGGAAGATGTACCACCCTGGGAGAAGTCCCTGTTGCCGGATGTTTCCTTGAGCTCATCAATCTTATGCAGTAGATAGTCCTTGATGAAGGGAGGCAGTGGGCTCACCTTGATTTCCATTATCTGGTCATTCAATGCCCTGGTACCGCTGGAGTGGACAATGTCTTTGTCAAAGTCTGCGAAATCCTCTTCATTGACTTCACATTTGTCTGCCACAAAGTATCTGGTTTTTGAGCATAGCATTGCATTGACTAAGATGGCCTGATTCAGTTTATCAATGTGTGCCTGCACATCTCTCATCAATGAAATGTATCCGAATCCAAATGGGCTGCCTTCCATGGGATACAGCTTGTCAATTACAAATGGATACAGGTTATGCTTGTACCATCCGATTTCCTTATACTCTGGGTCATTCTCTGTTGAGAATAAGCAGATGCCGTTTACGAATTTGGCATAGTGCAATATTTCCTTTTTGTCCTTGTTCCGGCCATGGTAGTACGCATCAAACACAACTGATTTGTCAGTGGTATCAATGTTATCATCTGTCAGATACTTTGTGATTTGCCCGGTATCTCCGCCCAGTCTTCCTGCCAGAAAGTCCCACTGTTTAACCAGGGAGTCATTATTCACCAGGTCCAATACAAATGTCATTGAAGACTTCTGTATATCTCTGATGCCAGGTTCCCAGAAGATGTTCATGCCGTTGATTATCTGGATATCAATATCACCCAGGCCATTCTCAAGACTTTGATTCCAAAAGCATCCATAAACAGCAGCGCCATGCTTCAGCTTCTGCCATCCATTCTCATCATACTTTTCTTCATAGTCATTACGCTCCAGGACCACCGGCAGAATCTCAGTCAGCATCTCAGCATCTTCCTGGTCATCTTGGTCCCTGGGTTTTACATTTGGCATGGGAAAGTTATCCATCAAGTCAGCGTGTTTATTGGCCAGTGAGTTGAACAGCCATGCAGATGCCGGCTCCACTTCTTTTCTCTTCGCCTTCTTGCCCTTCTGTGCTGCTGCCTCCTGCTGCTGTGCATCCCAATGCCGGAGTCTGTACCACTTCTCATTGTCTTGCAGGGTACGCTCAAGCACTGCCTTGCCTGCCTTATACTTGTCAAAGATGGTGAGAAATTCGCTTATCCTATCCTCATCCACCGGCCCAACTGCGCCCGGATACTTTTTAGCATCTGGCTCCACGTAGGTCTTGACTTCTTCAAGTGCTGTTTGTTTTTTGGTTGCCATATCAATTCTCTCCTATCAAAACTCCACTCCGGGTCTATATCCCGGCATCCAGTGCATATGCTGCATAGGTCACATTCATCCTTGTCTTTCATCATTTGCCCAGTACCTCTCTAACAGCTGCCAGGCCACTTCGATTGCTGCGGCTCCTTTGATACTCTGGCCGTAGGTTCAATGGGTCTTCGCCAAGCATATCGGGAGCTGGTGCCTCTTGCATCCTGGGAGCTATTGGGCTGTCCATGGATACATAACGCCATTCATCATAGATGTGGTCTTCAGTGTTGGTGTCAACGTCTTCAACTTTAGTTTCGGAATACACCAGGTTGGGGATAGTTCGTATGAAGTTACGGCAGCAGTCAAACACATAGAAGGCAGGATATCCCTCAGTGTCAAATGCTAACCGGTAATGACATTGCATCTTCCCGGGCAGCCGTTGATTGTCTGCTGGGTTGAAGTAGATGCCTTCTGCCGCCATCATATCTGCTATTGATTCTCCACCTGATTCATCATAGATTGCCGGGTCCGCTATACCATACACCTTTCTGCCTTTGATGTTATGATGGTTCAGCTCAATATCCCGGATACCAATTGCTATCATTTGAGGTGTGTACTTTACACCTGTGTTTGGTGTGTTGCTGCATCCATACATTTCTGCAATACGATACATCACGCCATCATGGTCTACTGCATACCATCCAACTGAGAAAGGCTTGGAATATCCAAAGTCAAATCCTCTGTATATGCTCCAGGTCTTGGGTATTGGAAACTCTTTAATAACATGGGTCCATTCCCTGTCATAGTATCTTGCCTTATCATTACGCCATTCAGTGAATACCTGGCCATGAAAGCTGTCCCAGTCACCATACAGCAAGGCCTTACGCTCTGCCTCTGGCAGCATGGCAAGGGATGCAATGTATGTAGGGTCATTCTTCAGCAGCACCTGGTTGTCAAAGACTGTGGCCGGGATGAATATCCTGTCCCTCATTATCTTGATAACCTCTCCATGATTGTCTACCACCTGAAGCTCGTATTTCATTGGTGTCATCGGTTCTGTGTTAGTAATGAACCTTTCCTTCACCCAGCCATGTCCCACGCCTCCTGGGTTCGTTGAGGCCCTCATATACACCATTGTGTCTGGACCATTAGGCCGGTTCCGGCTGAAGAGGTATGAATACTCTTCCCATGTGAAATGTGTCAGCTCATCAAATGCAACAAAGTCATACTGCTTGCCCTGGTAGTTTATCCGGTCCTTTGTATGCTGCATGGACCCGAAGTATATCTTTGCTCCTGATGGGAAGCTCCAGCAGTGTTCAGTCTGATTGTATCTCGCCCTGGGGAAGCACCTACTGTATATATCCCTGGAGCGCTCAATTAGCTGCGTAAGCTGTGGATATGTCTTTCTTAATATAATTGCCCGGTAATAAGGAATAGCCACCTGACGAAGGGCCTCAACCAGCATAGCATCGCTCTTGCCACCACCGGCAGCTCCACCATACAATGCTTCATACTCTGGCCGCTCCATAAACTTGACTTGCATGGGCTGTGGCTCCCATACCTTAATGCCCTCACTCATCCTCTTCACGCTCCAATCTTGGAGGCATGAATACTAATCCAGCGCTGTGGTCCTTCTCATCTCCACCGCCGGCCAGCTTAATCTTCTCCATCTCCAGCTCAATACGCTTGGCATCCATAACCTTCTGATGCTCAAATTTCTCACGCTCCAGCTCTATTCTCTGATGGTCACTCTCAATAAGCACACGATTGAAGAAGGTCTTAATGTTGGTCAGCTTCTCCATGCTGGTTGCTATCTCAAGCAGGGACCGGGTATTTAGCACCTTGCTTTCCTGCTCTATTGTCCCGGAAAGGTCCCCATCTTTGAACTTAACCAGATGCACATACAAATAGTTGGGGTCCTCCAGCGCTGCTGTGACAGCCTCAACCATTGCATTGCAGGCCTTCAGCTCTGAGCATACTATGTTTACTTTTTCTTTCCTGGTCTTGGCTGCGACATCCTGCACAAGTTTATCTTGATACTCTTTTCGCTTCTTCACCCACTTTCCAGATTCACATTCTTTCCTGACAGCGCTCCAGGTCACTTTGTATTTCTTTGCTATCTTCTCCGTTGACGAAGTGGAGGTGACATAGTCCAGCGCAATGGTTGGCCAGTCAATCAGTCCTTTTTTATTCTTTTCCATGCAGCAACAATACCATAAAAAAGAGGGCCTTTCGGCCCCCTGGTGAGGTTTTATTTAATCTGTGGTGAGTCTGGCAGCAATCCGCCGCAGCAGGCATTGGTTTCAAATGAGTCCCTGGGCACCCAGGTCTTGCTGTCTATTGCCTTCTGTGCAAGCTCCTGTGTGAAGTAATAGTCTTTGGATATCCGGCAATATGGATATCCATCGTTGTCAAATGTGCCTATGTACCACCCAGCATTGCTGTGCCGGGGCTTGAGCTCATATCCTTTATTGCACATCATTGCATCATTCCCCTTTCTACTTTGAACCTTCTTGCGCATTCCGGGCATAAGGTTGTTTTGTCTTTTGTTTCATACCATCCTCGCTCCCGGAAAACCTCTTCTGCTGATGGCTTTGTGTGTGCCTCACAAGTGCTCATTGCAATGCAACGTAGATGCTGGCAATACACTGTATATACTGTTTTCTTCTTTAGTTTCATCTTACACCTCATAGCTTTCTATCACTTGCAGCAATCTGTATGAATTTTCCCGATTTATCTTTGACATTGAATGGCATATATCCTTTGCTACACGTTTGTCATGGAAGTCATCAACGATATGCCATTTGTCTTTTGGCTTCCTTTCCTCAAGTATGTATGTTTTTAACTCATCCGCCGGTGTTGCCATCCTGGGAACCCAGTGAGCACTGAACGCTTTGTTCTTCCGGTCTATAAAGGTTTGAATCCCATTGATGTCATGTGCAAAGTTCTGGTCATCAGCTTCCAAGAGCTCCGGCTTCAAGTTGAAATGTTTGTTGGCGTTGTCCATATCCATGAACAGTGTTATGCGGCTGCCTTGTGATATCCCCATACTTTCAGCTCTGTCACATACCTTTGAAATCTCATCAAAATTTAACATAATATTCTCCTTCCTTACTCTGGGCTGTACTGCCCCAATGACAGTGTATCACTTTCACAGCATAATGCAAGCATTTTCTCACTTTAGCATCAATTTATTTTCAGAAAGCGAAAGAGCCGACCATGGGGGGGCCAGCTCTCACGAAGAAAGGAGTATTATGCATCCTGCTCTAATATAGCAGTAGTGGCTTCTAATTGTATCCGGTCCATGACGATTGGCGCATTCTCTGTATATGGCAGACTGCGTATGGCCTCATCCTCAAACTCTTTGGCCTTGAGCTCAATCATCATATCCATATCATACACTGCCCGGCCATCATGTGCAACACCTATCAGCGCCGCCTTCCAGCACTCATCATCAAATACCACCATCCAATCTTTGGCTGTAACATCATCTGAAGAAAAACTTGCATCGCTCCAGCCCCACCATGGCGGTATGCACCTGCGCTT